CTGCACCACCGACAGCATTATCGTCCCAGTAGATCGCCTGACCCTGAGTCCAGGCCTGAGCCGAGACCTTGGGGAGAGTGAAGACTCCGCAGCGCTGGACTTCGACACTGTCCCCGGCGTCTGCATTGTGAAGCGCGACGCCGAAGCACACGCCGACGCGCACTCCAGAACCAGAAACGACCCCGCCAGACGGAGCAATCAGGGGAATGACGTCCCCTGCCTGAGTGTAGTTCTTGGCCATCTCGGCCTCCTTTCCGATGTGCGTTATGAAGCCCCCTCTGAGGGGGCTTCAAGGATCAGGACTGCGGATTCTTCCAGGCGCCGCGATAGTCGGACGCCCCGAGCCCGAAATCGTGCTCAAGCGTCAGGGACATTCCCTGCCGGCCGAACGGCTCTTCCATCCGCAGACGCGGCGCCTCCGCCCCGTTCAGGTAGCCGTAGACGAAGCAGGCCGCCCCCGGCGTCGCCGGATCGGCGAAGAGATACCATGGGTTCGCCGTCAGGTGCGCCGTGGTGACGACCTGCATCTTGCCAGAGAACGGATTGACGTTGCCGGCGGATTCCGGGCCGATCGGCGCGACATGCTGCTCCGCCAGCGTCTCGTGCTGCGGCGGAACCACCAGATAGCGCGGGGCCACGTTGATCTTCTGCCCGCCGAGCGTCGTCTGGGAGCGGATCGCCGCCCGGCCCGCCGCCAGCGTGGTGATGGAGATTGCCGCGCCGGAGCCGGCGAGATTGCCGTGATCCACGTGGAACACCCGCTTTCCATCCGAGAGCACCGTGGCCGCCGCGTCGAAGAAGGCGTAGAATTTCGCCTCCTCGAAATGCGCGATCGAGGCGCCCTGGTCTGAAAGCACCTGGTCGATGGCGTTCATGTCATCGTTGACGATCATCTCGCGGCTAAGCGACATGCCGATGCCGTAGGCCGAGAGCACCGCGACCTCGCGATTGTCGCCGAACGTCCCCCACTTGATCTCCCCGGCCTGGCCGACCGGCTGGAGCTGCGGGAAGTCGCCCGTGCGCACCATCGGATGCGGCCGGAAGTCGTTGAAGTTCCGCTGCCGCGCCAGCATCCGGTAGGTCGGCTCCTGCCGCTGGTAGCGCTCAAGCAGGCCCTTGTTCAGGGCGTTCTCGAAGATCCCGACGAAGTCGGAGGTGGTGTGAAACGCTGCCATCATCACGCGCTCGCGGTCGGCGTAGCGGATGAGGGAGCCGTCATGGCCGACAGCCTCCGCCGCCATCTCGACAATCCCCTTCGCCATGTAGGGCTTCGCCACGTCGTCCGCCGGCGCGGCCCGGTTGATCCGGGCGAGGAGTGCGGCGGACATGCCGACCCGCATCGTCTCGCGCTCGTCCCGCAGGATTCGCGCCGTCGGCCGCGGCGCGTAGCCGGAATCGCGGCTGCCGGAGGCGTCGGCCCACATGTCGATGATCTTCGCGCGGGACTGGTCGATGGTCAGCCCGTCCGCGATCATCTGCGTCGCCGCATCCGGGTCGAGTCCGGCTTTCCGCACGGCGGCCATGATCGCCGTGCTCCGCTCGCGCTCCACCTTCACGGCGGCGGCGGAGGCTGCCTCGGCTGCTTTCGTAATGTCCGCGGCGCTCATCGTCACCGCAGGATCATTCTCGTCTTTCGGCGCCGGGGCTTTCCCGCCCGCCTTGTCGTCGGTCTTGTCAGCCATCTCGGCCTCCATGCTAAGGGCGACGGGCGACGCCGCCGGGGAAGGGCGCAGACCGTCCGCGCCCCATTTCTGACGCGCCGCCATCGCCACGAGGCGATCCGGCGCGGATGCGTAAATCTGGTAGGGAAAGGCCATGGCGGCGGAGTGGGGCTCGCGCTCCCGCGCTGCGACCCGGTCGGCGAAACCGTGCTCGACGGCCGCTTCCGGCCCCATCCAGACCTCGGCGCGCATGATCTCCCGCGCCTCCTCCGGCGTGATACCGGCGCGCCGCGCATAGACGCCGGCGTAGGTGTCCGCGATGGCGTTCAGCGCGTCCGCCTGCCGCTGATGGTCCTCGGCGGTCCCTCGCGTCAAGGCGGAGGGGTCGTGGATCATCATCAGAGCGCCCTCGGCCATCACGATCTCGTCGCCTGCCATGGCGATAAGCGAGGCGGCGGAGGCCGCGACGCCCTCAACGATCATGATCACGCGCCCCGGCAGGCCGGAGAGGACGGCGTGGATCGCCGCGCCCTCCATCGGGTCGCCGCCGCCCGAATTGATCCGCACCGTCAGGTCGCCGGAAAGCCCGGAGACGAGGTCGCGCACGTCGGCGGACTGCAGCCCGTCATCGTCCCAGAAGTCGAGCCCGACAGGCCCGTGCAGCAACAGCTCACCGCTCGCGAGTTTCGCTTTCATTCTTCACCTCCTGCTGCTGGCGCTGCTGCGCCATTCTTGGGTCGGCGACCGTCACTGTCGAATCCGAGCCCAAGGGAGTCTGCAATCGCGTTGTCTTCAGCGATCTCTGCCATAACTGTCTCAGGGTCAAAGCCAAGAGAGCGGATCACACTTGAGCGAGATTGAAAGCCGAGCCTTACAGCATCGCCCATGGCTGGCAGCTCCTTGGTCGGATCAACCAAAGCGCGGCGCGGCGGGGTCCACGAAATTGAAGGCTCTCTCGTGAGACCGTCTGCCAGAGACCAAGCCTCGACAAACCAGGAAGCGATCCGGTCCATCATTATCGGGATCGCCAAAAGGTTCTGCCAGTCAGATACGTTCCGGTCCATCTCCATCCTGCCCATGCGACCGGAAGAAAAGTTGACTCCAGAAAGGTCTCCTGTCAAAGCCTCGTAGGTTATGCCTAGACCGGCCGCAACCTCCCGAGCAACGCCTTTGACGAAGTCTGAGTAGCCATCGACCCCTGGAGGGCTCGCGAAGGTTATGCTTTCCCCCGGATAAAGCTGCTGGATCAAACCAGGAGCGAGCTTGGTAGAAATCTCTGAAGGGTCAGGGTCAGAGATGCTCACCGTCTCATCGTTCGTCGTCCTGAACGCCGCGAAGCAAGCTGCCACTTTCTGGCGCATCAGCTGAGCGTCTTGGTAATCTGTCATGTCCTGAAGCCGGATGGCGATCGGCGCCATCCAAGTTACGCCGCGCATCTGACCAGGGCGGTCTTGCCTGTAAAGATGAATAATTTCAGAAGCAGGAACTCGTTCAGAAACGAGACTGTTGCGGAAAGATTTGCCAACGACGGAAGAGCCAGGGTGGTCGATGAACAAGTGATAGGCAACCCTGCGACCGATCGCATCAAACTCAATTCCTTCCCGGATCCGGTTCCTGGTGCCTGCAATCGCACCATCCTTGGACGTATCAAGGTGATCAGACTCGAGGAGTTGGATCTGAAAAGGAAGAGGCAGCCCATCAGAGCTCAACCTCTTGCGGCGGCGAACAAAGCACTCCCCGCTTTCGACCATAGCCCCGAAGGCGAGCTTCTGGATTCCATAAAGATTGTTGCGACCATCAGTGTCGATTGAGATCGTGTCGAAATGAGACTTGACCAAGTCAAGTCCGCGATCCTTGACCCTCTTAGAGCTCGCCTTGATTGAAGGGATGATCCCGTCGCCTATCACATTCGCAACGATAACATTCTTTCCGCGAGTGGCGAAAGGAGTGTTGCGAACCATGTCCCTTGACACTTGAGCCAAACGAGCGCGCTTGGACGCTGCGCCGTCGGCGTCCAGTGCCGACAAACGCCAAGACTGACCTCGGCGACCTGCCGTCGCAGCGTCATAATTCATCAAGGCGAACCCAGCTGTTCTAGAGCGGATTCTCGAAAGCGCAAAAGAAGGAGCTGCCGCGAGCAAGATCCTGTCAAGCCATGTTGCTGCAGAGTTGCTCATTAAAGCCCCTTGGAGAAGGTCGGGTAAGAGGCTCCGGTCGAAGACGAAGAAGAGATCTGTCTCTTCATCTCTTTCAGGATCGCTCTCATTTCATCAAGTGACCTGTAAGTTACCGACTCGCCATTGTACTCGACCGATCTGATGCCGCGCCTTATCGCCGACTCAAGAGCATCAAGCTCTGCTTGCGTAGCCGTAGCCATCAGAGCCTCCTAGTCTAGCCAGCCGGGTGCGCTCAAGAGGCGCGAATGTCTCATGGTGGCAGGGTTGCCTATCATTCCAGGAGGACGAGCATCTGGCTTTGGCGTTGGGCGCGCAGACTCTCGCTCGATCTGATTTTCTTCTTTTAGAGCCTCCTTCTTCGGCTCCACTTCATGGTGGGTTCGCTCTGCCGCTCTCCTCGAAGAAACTGGAATGCTCTTCATAGCCGCTGTTGCATAAACCCTGCAGTCGAGAGCTTCATTTCTGAAGCCTTTCTTGATCTCCCAAAGAGTGTAGGGGCGACCCTGCCTTATTCTTGTCACCCTATGCTCAGAGGTGGCCTGCTTCATCCAGTCTTCATCATATCCCAAAGACGGGTCTGAAGGGAGTCGGCAGGCTCCGTCACCTTCAGAGATCTTCCAGCGCGAATAGACCATGTCCTTGGCAGTATCGACTCCGACCATAAACACCCTGTCCTTGCCTCTGGACTTGGACGCTCGCGGTGGCCAGATCGGCTTGCCTTGCCCGCCTATGCCCT